TTCGTCGGATCATTCAGCGTCCGAATCAGGTCTGACCGATCCACGAGATCGGCGACTTCAAACGGGGCCAACGTGACCATGCGTCGTCTGTGTGGGGTGTCCGTGATATTGGTATCGCCGTGGCGATCCGTGATTTGGGACATGGAAGTGGCATCGACCTGATCGAAGAAGGCACGGTCTCCCGTGATATTCGACGACAGGCTGACACCGCGACGGAGATTGCTCCCCATCTGTTGCTGCAAAAGGGTGATGCCGTCTGTGAAGTCTTTCACAAACGCGGTCGTGATTTCAGTACTCATCTCGTGAGCCTCCAATTCGTTGATTTTTTAATCAATCAAATCGGCTACCCACGGAGATCACGGACCTGACAACGGCTACCCATGAACGGTATGTGGACCGCTTCTACCGTCGTAACGTGACGGTGAGCGACCTACTATCGAACTGTTCCAGACCTATCGGCTACCCGGATTTTGCTGCGTACTCATCCACCTAGTTGCGCGACCGTGAGGTCGCTTATTCGTTTCACCGCAGAAGCGTGTTCCAAATGACTTTCATTCAGATACGCTTCCATGAATTTTTCATCCGACAAGAGCTTGTTCCGTTCGCTTGTCGCACCTTCCGGTGTCATCGTCGCGTTGGTCGTCTTGCCGCCTACAAGACCGTGTTCGTTCATCTTACCACCCAGCACGGCAAACGCCTTGATGATCGCCGGGTGATCGCCCAGTTTCCCGCCATCTGACAATTCAATATCCGCAAGCTCTTGGAAGTTCTCTCCCGCACCCGACGAAAAGGCACGCTTCGCCAAGTCCACCTGGGCGTCGAAACTCTTCCCCCATTCGTTGCGTAGATCCTGAATGCCTTCTTCTCGGCCTCGATTGGTGTCTCCGACCGATTGCTCGTACTGGCTTCCGACTGAGGCAATATATCCGCCGAGAATCTTCTTGGCCTGCACTGAATTGAGCCCCGCTGCGTGCATCACGCCAAGCATCTCGGTCTCAAAATCAGAATCCCACGGAAGGTTCTCGTTTCGTTCGAGACCTTCCAGGTCGTAGTCTTCGGCCTTCGCCGGTCGTCCGAGCTTCTGGTACAACTCGCCACGCTGGTCGTCGTTCCAGTCCTCTTTGGGAAGCGCAATCTTGTCCGCCCCGATCAGCTTCTGGACGTTGATGTGTTCTTTCGCAAGCGCCTCGACGCTATCGAGGCTTCCGAGTGTCGCGTTGTCTCGAATATCGACAGGCAGCGAGTCGCGCCAATTCGCAGTGGCGACGGAAGTTTCCTCCGCTACGGGTTCAGTCGATGTCGTGATCGGTTCTGCTGCACTCATTCGCTTTCCTCTCTCAATCGCTGCGCGATATGCTCTTCCCAGAGTTTCCGAAGGTCTTGGTCGCCTTCTTTCAGTTGATCCAAGATGAAGAGATACACAACCCTCTTCCCTTCGTTGCTTGCCATCTCAAATGGATTCCCCGACGCCGGTAGAGTCGAACTCATCCCGTGACATCGCTGATAGAGATCCATCAATACATGCTTGCCACTTGCCGTCCCAAATGTCTTCCGGTAATCCGATTTTAACCGGTCAACATATTCTCTGCTCACTACGCCGCCTGACTATTAGGCTGCGCCTTAGCCAACTTCGCGACTTGATCCGTTGCCGCAATCAACTGCCGCTCTTCTTCTTGCTCCTCGGCGAGTTGCTGTGCGGCTTCACGACGCACCTCTACCTCGTATTCGCTACGCAACATATTCGGCGGGATGCCCAACGCCTCACCGAGTTCGCGAGTGCCTGCATCGAAATCAACGATGTCCAAAACACCGGGAGAGGCTTGAGCCAGATTCGCGACGATGCCGCTGAAGTCGATAATGGCCCGCGCCTCGGAGGTCTGTTGAGCGCGAGCAACCGGACTCACATAGTCAATCTTGATGTTTTGATCTTGTAAATCAGGCGGAGCTACCGGCAGCCGTCCAGCACGCGCTTCGATTGCGAAGACGCGCTCGATGATGGGTTCGAGCAGCTCCGTCTGCATCCGACCCAGGATCGGCGCAAGGTGACGCTGCATCTGCGCGGACAATTCAAGCACCTGTGTCGCGGTCATTCGCGGATCGCGGATCGTCTCGATCAGTTGATGATGAAAAGCGTCCTGCACCGACTTCCGTGCATCCTCGATTTCCGCAACACTGATCCGAAAATCCCCACCATTGGGAACGGGCTGTATCGGCGGGTTCATGCCCGCCATCACGCTATTGATCGGAATCACTGAATTTGGACTGAAACGCAAATCGCCGGGGAGAACTGATTCGCTATCGACCATCATCGCAGGGCTATTAGCCTTCTGGCCTGCGATAATCATCTCCTTCTTCATCTCGTTCAGCATCTTCTGTGTCGAAAGCGCATTCCAGCCGGGACCACGACCGAAGACCTCGCCTGAATCCTTCTCCCAACGTGGCGTTGCCATTGGCTTCTCATGAAAACCGCCACGAGAAAGAATCACATTGTCCTCACTGGACAGATGGAAGCTGGCCCACGGCATTCCCGAAGTATCGACCTTGCCTATGGCGTAGTCGTTGTTTGGAATGATGATGTGGATATAGGTGTTCTTGTCTTCGGACTTGCCACTGTCCAATGCTCGTTTCGCCGACTCTGCCTTATCGCCCCAGAGTGCAACCGCTTGACGTGCAGTGAGTTTGAACTGCCGGACGATCGTATCAATCCGACCGCTGTGGTCTTCGGCAAGGAAAAGTTCCTGCAATGGACGTGCGGAAAACTGGATGCCCTGGCCCGGAACGTCATCGACGAATATCGCACCTGTTCCGAAGTAGATCAGGTCAATGAACATCTCGGCAAGCTGCGCGTGGAAATTCGCTTCCGGTGCAGACATCGCTGCATAGAGGCGCTTCTCTGCGGCCTTGAGCCACTCGGCTGCGCCCTCAACCTCTTTGAATTGCGGATCTTCAAAGCTCAAACCAAACCAACGCGAAGCAGGACTGACAAGAAGGCTGTGGATGGCACCCGACAACAGAGACCCCGATACCTTCGACGTATCGTCGTAGATCCGCTGCATCCGCTGTTGACCTCTTGTGCGTTCAGTCGTGAAATCGCGTCGACCAAGTTGGTTGTCCGCAATCTGCTGCCACGTCGTTTCCGTCGTGCGGCGATCGCCCATCAACTCCTTGGCACGCATATTCAGCCGATTGAACTCATCCGATGCCACTAGAGACCTCCGGGCCGTCCGCCAAGAAGGGATGAGGTAAAGGGAGACCGCGCATCCCCTAGACTTCGGAGAGCCTCGCCACTGGAAAGTACGGCCTGCCTATCGTCGGCGCGTCCCTGTGCTTCCCTCCGCTTCTTCTCCTTCTTCTCCTCTCGGGATCTCTTGTACGTTTTGGGACCGAAAACTTTTCGGATTGTCTTGCTCACAATGCACCTCCTAATGCCGTCGCTGTTCCCAGAATGGGAGCGGAAATTCCTTTGGCAGAAATGAGAGTCCCGCCCTGCGGCCCAGATTGGGTCTCCGCAAGTACCCGCCGTCTTTCCAGTTCGATCTCTTCGGCACTCGGTTTCTTGGGTTGTTTTACCGAGAATAGTCCAGCCATATCAAGCGACCTCTTGCGCGAAGGGGTTGTAATCCTGCCCGACGCTGGTTGGGAATTTGTGGATCGGCTCTTTTGTGCGCGAAAAACGCTTCGCCATCACGCAAAGCCGCGTTGCAGACAACAAATCGTCCGATTCTTTGACAATTCGGCCATCTTTGCGGTGATAGATGTTGAACTCGCCAAACCAGTCTTCAAGGTGATGGAACACCTTTAAGCGGCCTGATTTCATCCGATCCAGCATTTCCATGACACCGGCCTCGAAACCATGTCCGCCTTGATCAAAGGTCGCGTGTTCTCGCATCATGCGTAGACCTTCACGGCGGTATTGGTCGGCAATCGTCACGCCACTGCCCTTATCATGGACATATCCATCATGGGGCCACGTCCACGGCATCCCGCGATTCCAATCCCTCAACTCCACTGCAATCTGCGAAGGGGTCCGTTCTCGTTCTCGGTGGGCGTGGGTGATATAGATGCAGTCTGCATCGCGATCCCACGCCATCGCCACAGCGCCGGTTGGATGGTCCCAACCAAAATCAATCGCACCCAGCACAGGCCAATATTCGGGAATCTCAAACGGCTTGCACGAAATCGACTCCATCGTCACCGGGAACACCCGGCCACTACCGAGCATCGGAATGCCGTTTAACCGTGCCTCCCTCTCGTACTCTGGATAAGAGGTGATGATCGTCTGCTTTTCGTTTTCCGTGTAGTGATCGACATCGTCAATCGTCATCATCGTCAACGCACGATCCAGTGTCGTCGGATGCGGATAGAACATCTTGACTGTTTCCGTCATGCCCAGCAGCGGAGTCATCGTCATCAGACAGATGCCTTCGCGAGCATTAAGGCGGGTGAGACCCTCTGTGTAGTGCCCAAGAGGAGGTTCCTCGTCGCACCATAAAAGGTTTAGAGACTCACCCTGCCATCGTTCACGGGGCTGCTCGTATGTGCGGACCCCGATATAAGAAATTCCACCTGCAATATGATGGACGTACATCTGGCCGACTGCTCCAGTGACTGTTCGCGCCTGCTTCACTTCCTTGAGTGCCGACTTCGGAATCGTTCCCGTCCCGTATTCGGGACCATCGCCAAGAAGAAGCCGTTGCACCGTATCGCGTGTGCCTTCAGCAGAAGTCCCGGCCACCCAGGCACGGATCGGACTATTGAAGCGCCGTCCTTCCCACCACTCGGGGTAGCGGCCCGTGGCGTGATAGGCGACTTCCATCGCGGCAGCGAACGTCTTCCCGCTGTTGTGATGGACGAGTCCGGCGAGGACATAGTTGTGTGGGCCGGGAACCTCGAAGTCGTAGATGTTATGGACGCCAATAGGTTTTATTGATACAATCTTGTTTCCATCAATAGAAACAGGGGGCGAGGATGCCGAAGAAGATCGAGATGCCGGACCTGAAACAAATGATCGAGGTAGACGAATTGACTCAGGCGGAAGTTGCCCGGAGGCTGGGTTGCTCTCTGTCAGCAGTTGAACGTCGATGTAATCGGCTTGGATTGCAGACGCAAAGGACTGGGCCTCGCGGAGGAGACCTCCACCCCAACTGGAAAGGCGGTCGCTCAGTTGATCCAAAAGGGTACGTGTGGATATGGGCTCCCGATCATCCAAACTGTACGAAGCACGGAGGTCGTGTGGCAGAGCATCGGCTTGTGATGGAGGCGAAGTTGGGGCGGCTTCTGCTGAGAACGGAGGTAGTCCACCATTGTGACGGAAATCCTGCCAACAACGATCCAGAAAACTTGCAAGTGTTTCCGACGAACGCCGACCACCTGCGTCACGAGTTGACTGGGAATCACGCTCATCACTACACGCCAGAAGTTCGGGAGAAGATTTCAAAAGCTGTGAAAAGGGGATATAGCCGGAAGAGGTCAAAAGCTGATGCTCGTCGGAACACTCAAACGAACGACCATCCGACATCGTGACCCGGAAGCATTCAGCCTGATTGATCTTCTTGAAAACGGGTAACGCCTGCTTCTCTACTACGGATTCGTTTTCGTATGCGAACACACTGAACTCTTCGCCACTATCGAACAACGATCCAATCGTGCGGCATGACCCATCGGGCAGGTCAATCTCTGTGTCGTAGGTGAGACACTGGTTTCCGGCCAGTAGTAGCCGCTCCCTGAATTTCAACCCGTTGTTGTGGAACTCACGCTGCTTTTCATAGGGGTTGTAGACCAGCATCTTGTTCTGGCTCACAGCCTTGGTGAGACGAATCGCCTTTTTGAGTTCGTCGGCGTTCACTTAGATGAAGCCATGGCTGGAACATCAAGTTATCTGCCCAAAAT